TTCAGACGGACATCCAGTCCGACATCAATCCAATATGGTTCTTTGGGCAGGGATAATTTAAGCATTAGAGATAATCCTCCACATCATTGGTTAGCGTTATGGTCAGCATTTTGCCGAGGTTGGCATCTTTAGCGCCTTGGAAGTCATAAGAGGCTTCAATCCCGCCCGGGCCATTAATGCTGCGTTTTGGTTTGGGCAGATACACTTCATGCGCGATGATCTGCAGCTTGCGATCTGCATCAATGGTGTAGGCCAGCTCAATATCAATCGGCGTTCCGGCTCTGGCCAAATCCATCAGCGTGTTATCGCCATAGCGCACAGAAATAGAGCCCGAAAGCGAACTCATGCCGGGATCAATACCCTCGACCTTGCCGTCATCACGGATGGTCTCAATCTTCTCCAGATTATTGCTGTAGGTCAGCGAGGCGGCTGTCACATCGGCAAGGTTTGAACCTGCACGTTTGATCGAGCCTTGGAATTGTGAGAAACGGCTATAAACCGCCTCCAATGGGCTGGCATCGCGTGTGCTGCTGGCTGGCGTTTCCCCCTGACCAATCAAGCCGATAGTGACCTGTGCTTCGCCGGAGCGTTGAAAGTTAAAGGCACAGCTATTGGCGCGAACACCTGTAAAAAGCGGATAATCTGGCACATCAGGCAAACCAACTTCCAAGCTCAAGCTCGGCAAATTCACTTCACCCGAAACAAAATCATGGGCGTAAGGGCCAGTGCCGTTGGTCGCAGGCGTGCCAAAGAGTGCTTTAAGCCAATAGCCGATATTGCGAAGATCGACAGGCACAACAATATCGCCGTCCACATTGATTACGTCCTGAAAGGGAGCCGTGGGATCGCGTCCTAAACCCAGAACGCTGGATTCAATCAAGCCTTGCTCAGAATCCAATGAGCTTGAGATGAACGGAACCACGTTATAATCGCCGCTTACTGGCGGCTGTCCGTATGCTGTTTCAAAGCCAAGCAAAAGCCGGGCATTCCAACCATAAGCGCGAGCCATATGTTTTCTCCTGTTTGTTTGGTTAAATGAGTGGGTTTGCCGTCACATACTCCAGCGTGACAGGCAGTGTGGCAGCCTTGATTGCAGCGGCACCGGGGGTAGGTTCCGTCAGTAATTCAGGGCTTCCGGGGTTTAAAATGTCGATGACACCATCAAGCGTGCCTACCGTTTCCAGCGCAGCGCCAATTTGTGTGATCAGCTGATCCAGCTCAGTCTCACGCTGAGCGGCATCGGCGTTTTGTATAAACACCTCAATATCGGCGCGGTGTTTGTAAATGTAGCGCGGCGGTGAAAGCAAAATATCCGGCTCTCCAGGATCACCATCGCGCAGCACCACAAGACCGGTTTCAGGAATAGCCGTGGTCAGCACTTCATTGCGAAGCACGCTAATGCCGGGCAATCCTGTTTGCAGGCATAAAAAAAGGCCCTGCAGGGCCTGTTCGCGTTTTGATATCATTTCTAATCTTTCCAATATTTGATGATCAGCTCAGGAATACGACTGTGCCATTTTGCAGCTTCCGGCTCAAAGCGGATGAGCTTTGGCATTTTGACTTGCGGCACCATCCAGAACATCACCACCGATGTGAGACCACGACCGGATTTCAGCGCCGATTGACTGGCTTTTCTAAAACCTCGCAGATCACCTGTTTTGCGGCTATAAGAGGCTCGCATATTTTCAGCAACAAGAAGCGATGGACCATTTTTGCGGTAAACAAACCGCAGCCTGATCCCACGCGCCTTTTCAAGATTACCGGGCGTAACACGTTTACCCAGAACCTTCTTTGGCGCATTCGGGGTTGGAATAGCCAACCAAAAGCCATCTCTTCCTTTGATCACTTGGCCTTCTTCAAAACCCTCCATGATTTTGGCGGCTTTGGTATAAACTATGCCAGCGGCTTTTAGGCTCTTACCTTGCTTGGGATAAACATCACCGCGCCATGACTTTGTCAAACGTGGCCCAAGTCCTGCGGCTGTCACCTGAGCACGCATGCTGTTTTTAAGACCCGTTGTCGCTGTGCGGATGGCTCCAGTCACAGATTGTTCGGCTTCCAGCAATTCAGATTTCAGGTATTTATCCAGGTTAAAGTTTAACCTCGCAAAAATTTTCATATTGATCCGGTAGTGGAAAGATCAATCGAATCCCAATAATCAATACCCCATTTACGCCTCATAAATTCATGAACTTGCTTTATTGTGTCTTCAGGTATGATGCTGCGAGCTACAATGAATTCGGCAATATCGCCATGGAACGCAGCAAGGCTTTTGGGATTTAAATCAGCTAATATCATCGCATTAGAGCCTGTGCGATTAGCGTTGGTGAATTGCTCCAGTTTTTTGCCATTACACCAAACTTCACTATTGCTGGTTGATGTGCCATTCCAATGGATTGAAACCAAATTCCATTGCTGAGTTTGGTAAGGGTTTGCATTGTCTTGAGGCAATACCCCTAAAGCACGGGGTGCGCCACTGCCAGAGTTTCTAGTTTCAACAGAGCCACTGACCACCATTCGTTGATTACTTGTGTCAAAGGCAACAAATTTATCCCATCCGCCATTGTCGTGGCCAAACAGACCATTACACAGGCCTCCATTGGTTGCTTTGCCTCTATGGTCGGCAATACGGTACAGGCAGAATACAGAAACAGAGGGACTGTTCAGGTTGATTGCTGTTAACATTCCATCATTTTGACCGTCAAAAGACAGAAAGCGTCTTTTATTCTGCGTTGTACTCGAAATATGCGGTTGTCGAGATGTATTGACTTGTTCAGCGTGGGCTTGGGAAAGAGTAAGATCATGAATTTTTATGACCTTTCCGTTTTCATCGAATTCAGCATTTTCTCCATTCTTAGGCAGGGAAATTTCGTACCAGCTATCAGCGTTCTGCTTAAGCCATGACTCAACAGCAAGCTCTAAGAAAATAACAGATGCTTGAGCACGCACCTCATCTAGAGACGTTGCCCCAATATCGCTGGGGTGTGAAGGAATGAGCGGTTTATTTCTCAGTGAATTATAATCTGTTACAGAAGCATTGTTAGGATTTTGGACAAAATGAAACATTGATGAGCTCACGATTTAATTACAATTATTTTAGTATTATTTTCCAGAGACTTCGCAAAGACTTTGCCTGAGATGCCAATGAAAGAAGCTATTGGACCACGCTCAGATATATGCACTCCAACGTCGTCATCAGGCTCAGTATCGCCAATAAAAATCAGACTGGTTCCGTAGCTCAACTGCTGTATTGAAATACTCGTTGCGCTTTCACTGAGGGTCGCCCACTCACTTGCTGTCAGTTGAAATTCAGTTGTTGTTGTCATTATCTTCTCACTTCCATGTTCCACACCAGATGGTGCATGTCTTGAACAGGCTCGCCCTGAACACGGTAACTTGCGCCATCAAAGATGATTTCATCACCAGCTTTTGGTTTGGCAATCTCCGTTACTCGCACCTCCATCATATTGGTGGGGGTATGGATTTGAGCTTCCCGAAAATCAATGATCTGATCCGGTGATTTCAGAATGACTTTGACAGGTATATCTTCGCCATTCACTCGGTAGAGCGCATGCTTATAAATGGCATCTTGGCCCAAGCGTTCAAACAGTCGATCTACCGCCTGTTTGAAACTTGGGATCATGAGGCATTGTCCTGTTCATAGCGTTTCCAAGCCTGATCGCGTTGCTCTTGGCTAATGTCACGATCCAGCACATCTTCCAGTGCTTTCACTAAGGGCTTACCATCCTTGCCAAAGCCGCTTTCATCCAGAACTGAAATGGCATCAATAATTGCCAAAATATCAGCATCAGGCTCATCGGTTTTGGTTTTAGGCGTTTTGACCGTCGTTGATTTTCCGGCAGGTTCGGCAAAGCCACGTGCAATCAGCGCTTTGGCTTGCCTCTCATCCAGCTTGATTGTCCCACCCGGCTGCACAGTGCCGTCGGGCGTTTGAAGGGAGATTTTTGCAATAATATTCATGTTTCTAATCTCCCTTAAGCGACTGTTGCACACAAAGATGCGTTGGGACGATACGGCACCACCAACGGCGCAGACTGCATCAATAACCAGCGAACCGCAGGGTCTTCTTCCAGCCAAGATTTGGAGAAATAGCGTAATGCCTTAAAGGCCGCTTTTTCATCCATGATCATGCCGTAGCAGCGCGTTCCTTCAAGCTGACCTTGGCTGACCAGCAAGACCGTGTAATCCGGCAGCAAGTTTTGCGTTGTGCCATCATCGGCGACATAGACATCGTTATAGACATGGAAATCAAAATCCCCGATGGAGCCGACATAACGCGCTTTTTCATTGCCTTGACCACGCACGATAGGATCGGTGGAGATCGTCGCATTGGTACCGCGACGGATTTCAAGCTGACCAACAACCTGCTTGTTCTTGCGGAAATGTCGCCATGCTTTTGGGTCCATGATGACAACACGCGCCACGGCACCGGATTTTTCCTGCACCAAGCTGGCCCAGTCTTCCAGATGATCTAAAGCAGGCGCATCCACGCTATCCCATTTGGCGGCACCTGTAAGTGCCAGCGTCAAAGCCGGATCACGTTTAAAATCAACGACCTTGGTGGGATAATCTTCACCCGCAACGGTAACAGTGCCTTTGATTAAGGCTTCTGCTGCCATCACTTCCTCACGGCGTGTGAGATTTTCCAGCTGATTACGCAGCGAGCGACTGACGGCTGCTTCCAAACGCCGACTTGCCGGAAGAGAGCCACCAATCTTTTCACCAATACTGCGTTTAAGCGGTGTATTGGCATCAAAGCGGCGCTTGTCCTTCACGTAAGCGGGCTTAAAGCTCTGTGTCGTGAAGCCTTCATTGGCCACAACACGGCCCGCGACCAATGGCGAGACAAATGGTGCAAGGCGCGGCTTGGACTGATCAATGTCAAAGTGGATTTCTTCGGACTCTTCCGTCTGGATCGAGCCAAAAAAAGTGTCCAGCAAAAAGGAGGCAGGTCGCTCCAGATGCTCAACGGTGCGGTTCAGCACAAATGTAGAAAAAATATCAACCATGATTATATCTCCTGATTTTTGCGTAGAAAGATGGTGCTTGGCCCATCGCTGCGGAGACTGTTCCAGACGCTCGTTGCATCATGGCCAGCACCGAAGGTCAGTGCATTGCTGTTAAATTCGCCTGAGTGATAGACAACGGCTTCGGCATCACCCGATGTGGTATCAATCGGCTCAGCCAGAATAGCGGCAGGCTTTTGTGATCCATCGGTCGCACTGGCGTCACTCAAGACATAAAGGCCGGATGCAGTAATACGGCCCAAAACAGCGCCGCGTGGATAAGCTGCACCACCTGTAATGGTTTCAATACGCTGGACTGCAGGAAATTCGCCTGCAATCAGATTATCCGGGGTATAGCCACCTTGGTCGGTAAAGCCTCCGGCATGATTAGAATACGCGTTCATATCGATTTCTCCTTATCGTTAGTAAGTTGCCAGACGCTTGGCGACAGCTTCTTGCGCGTGATCCTCGGCCTCGGGTGATGGGGTGATTTCAGGATTGGGCGTTGCTTCCATCGCTGCACTAAAGCCCGACACATCGTCGCGTGTGGGCGTTTCAAGTGGCGCTTTGGATAAAACCGATACAGCGGCTTCCACCTCCATATTGGTTTCGAAGGCCAGATGCTGTGCCAACAATGTGCGTGCATTGGCCTCATCATGAGACAGAATGCCTTGCACACGGCTGCGCTCGGTTGCGATACCTTGTTTGACCGCATCTTGTTCAAGACTGGCCGTTAAATCGGGATAAGCCTCCCGCAGGCTTTGGATATCATCCATGCTTTTCTCCTGTTGGTTTGGATTGCAAGAGGCGAGGAGTGGCCCCGCCACGACTGGGAAATGAGAAATGTTATGCGGGGAAGGCTCGGAGACCGGATTGCCGCTGAGCTCAAATAAGAGCTTTTCAAAAGAGCCGATACGGTCGGCCAGACCTTGCTTTACAGCAGCATCCCCAATGAACACGTCGCCGCTGCCGTAATGATTTTGCACATGACTGGAGGCCACGCCGCGATATTTGGCAATGGCATCCACAAACACATCTGCCATCGCATCAATGCGCTTTTGCAAACGGGCGCGACCATCATCCGTATCCGGATCAAGCCGCTTATAAGGACTTTGTGAAGACACGACTTCCACCGCATTCTCACCCTTATTTCCGCGATAAACACCGACCACGCCAATGGAGCCAAGAGCACTGGTTTTTGACACCACGATCTCGTCAGCTGCGGCTGCAATCCAGTAGGCACCAGACGCTGCATCGCCAGAGGCGTAAGCGATAATGGGCTTAACCCCGCGTGCCTCATGAATCATGTCAGCAAATTCAGCGCAGCCATTCACTTCACCGCCCGGTGAATCGATATTCAAGACAATGGCTTTCACATCGGGGTTCTCGACCGCTTGCGTGAAATCCTTGGCCAGCAATTCATAAGAAGATGCGCCGCTCACCTGCGTAAACAGGTTGGCATAACGAAAAAGCGGCCCAACCACTGGCAGGACCGCTGTTCCATCTCGCATCTCAAGGCGATAACTGTTTTGTAGTTCTCGCCCCAGTTTCGCCGCGACCGCTTCAGGCGGTGCATTTTGCCTTGCGGCAATATCCAAAATTGTTGTCAGCGCCGATGATGTGATTGCCCAAGGCTCATCAGCGGCTTTATTCCATACTCTCATCTTTATCATCCTGTTTTAGTGTTGCGGCCATGGCCGGGGTGCTCAGGCCAAGCTCTTTCATCTTGGCTTGTTCACGCGCACGCTGTTCCAGCACTTCTTCCCAGTCCAAGCCTTGTGATGCACATTCTTCTTCCAAGGTAGAGAGGCCATTTTCCATGCGGATGCGTGAGGCTTCAGCTTCTTTGACTGGATCAATCCAGCCGCGACCCGGGCCAATCCATTTAGAGCGTGTCCATGCAGCGCGGTTTTGATAAAAGCCGGGCGCTTCGATCAAGTCTTTGCCAATCGCTTCTTCCAGCCACAATTCATAAACCGGGCGTGCCCAGTAGGTTGCAAGCCATTGCCTGCGCCCCATGAAAAAGCGCCATGCTTCCATAAGCGCGGCTCGCGCACTAGAATAGTTGGTTTTGGAAAAGTCCTTCATCAACAATTCAAACGGAATGTTTAAGCCCGTTCCGATATGCCGCAGTACATTTTCAACAAACTGGCCGTATCCGCTATTGGGGCGGCTTGGCGTGAAGGGCGAGACCTTATCACCCGGAAAGACCGGAATAATGGCACCGCCTTGCAAACGGACTTTCCACTCATTGCGGGCGGCGATGTAATCATCCACGCTGCCGCCAAACATTTCGCCGATGGCTTCACCGTCCAGCGGGGTTTCAATAAATGCCGCGATCATGGCATTGACGACAGCCGCTTGCAGTTCACTACGCTCATAATGATCAAGCATTTTGAACAATGGCATGATGCTGGTCAGCAGCGGCTTGCCTCGGCTTTGTCCACTGCGTTCCAGATCGGCGATGTGCAGCACACGGCGGCGACCGAATGGTGTTTCCACCGGGATGCGTTGCCAATCTTTTTCTGATCCTGCCGATAACAAATAATCACCGGGATGGTTTTTTCTGATCCAGTAGGCTTTCGCGGCCCCGTAGCTATCAATCTCAATACCGCCGCGTAGCGACTTGGAATCAGGCTTGCCATCAGGATTACTGAGGCGATCCGGCTCCACCAGTTGCAAGACTGTTGAAAACCGACGCTCTTTTAGCCAAAGCGGTAAAGCCAAGGCTTCGCCATTGAGCATGGAGGAGCGGAACACCTGCGATGTTAATCCAGCAAAAGTCAGGGACTTTGCCGCATCACAATCCGTTGTTTCGGCCCAGCTGCGCCATAATGATTCCACATGGCGCGACCATTCATCTGCCCATGCTTTGTCCTTTCCCAATGACTTATAATCAGGCTGTGCTGCCAATCGCAGCCCAGTGCCGACAACATTATCCGTCAGGGTCTGAAAAGCACCGGAGGCCACGCCGTGATTGCGAACAAGGTCGCGTGAGCGTGATACCAAGGTGCCAAGCTCAGGGATTAAGTCGCTATCGGCAGATCCGGCAGGTGGCAGCCATGATGCCAGCTCTCTGGCAGACAGGGATGCTGCCCGATGCGCTGTATCTGGCTGACCATTGCTTTTTGTCATGTTTAAAACTCCACATAAATTGCCTTGCGACCGGAACCTCCCTGTTTGCGTCTGATTTCCAGCTTCAAATGGGCAATGTATTTTTCCAACTTGGGCGCATCTGCCGTCTGATAAGTGACAGCGCCGTACCCGCCGATATTGACCGAGACTTCTTTGCCACCTGTCATCAGCAGGTGATATGCGTTTTCGGCTTCGCATAAGCGGCTTTGTAATGTGGCCAAATCTGTCATTGCAGCTCCTTACAAATATGGATCGTCAGCCATCTGAACAGGCCGCTGTTTCAAGCGCTCGTTCAACGCCGTTGGTTCCTTTGTTTCTGTTGGTTGGGTTTGACTCTGTGCCGCTGGCACAGGCTTGCCCAAGACTTCCTCCAGCTGCAGCCAATGGCGCTCTGAAAAACGATCCAATCCATAAATACTGGCGGCGGCGCGGGCATACACCCGGCAATCCAGCGCCTCATTATTTCGAGTGGGGTCTTTCTCCCACACAGCGCGGGGATAACCGCGATGCACCCGGATAATGCGTTTCTCTGCCGTCAGCTGTTTGAAATATTCTTCCGCATATTGCGGAAAGTGACAGCTTCCTGCCGGATATGGCATGCCGTCTTTCAATTCAGTCTCTGATGGCCAGTCCAGTTTCAGCCAACGGTAAAGTTCAACCTTGGCCACCGGACCGGAAACATTCCACACCCGAAGGCCGCGCCTGCGACCGCCAACATCGGCTTTTGAGACGCTCAAAATAAGCGCTGTATCTCGATCTTGGCCTTTAATCGCCACAACAGTGCGCGGCTGGCTGGCTCTGGCACCACCAGCACCCCAAACAGCTTGGGGATGACCTTTGGCCCATGCATAAACGTCCTGTGTCGCGTAACCAGAATCCACCGCCATCACGCGGATGGGCATGGTGTGTCCGGTTTCATGCGGCCAGTCCCGGCGCAAGACATCTTCGAGTTTTTGCCACACATCGCGGCGGGCGGTATCACCATCCAGCACGATGTAATCGACAGACCAGCTTTGTTTATCGCGTCCCCAAGCAACCACCTCACATTCAAGACGGTCTTTTTGAACATCCACACCAGCGGTTAGAAATAACCCTGTTTTAGGCACAACACCTTGCGCGTAAGTTTCCCTTCGCGCATAAAGTCGCTCCCAGTCTGGCGCTTCATGTTCTTCTTCAAACGGCTCACCCAGCACAGTGTTGACGAAACTTTTCATCAACTCCGGATGTTCCTTGGCTTGTTCAAACATCGCCGCTGCATCAGACCAGCTAAACCAGCCGACCGGGCTGTAAAGCGAAGACAGATGATAACCAACCGTTTGCCCATCACCTTTAGCTGTTGCCATCCACTGACCTTTGGCAAGCATCTCTGTTTTGTGATGCTCCGCGATCAGTTCCTCGCAAGATTCACATTCATACATGACATCTGAAGGCTTACCTTCGGCCCAGCGGAGCTGTGAAAACCTTAAGGGCTGCTTATGTCCGCAATGAGGGCAAGGAACATGGAAATAACGTTGGTCTGAATTGTCAAATTCCCGGGCAATGCGCGATAATCCTTTCAATGTTGGTGTGCTCACAAGAAAAACCTTACGTCGCCCCTGAAATGTGGCGCTCCGGCGTTCTGCCAGTAAAATCGGGTCGCCTTCACCCTCGACATCGCCGGGATAGCCATCCACTTCATCCATAAACAGATACCGCGCAGGCATGGACCGCAGTCCCACAGCCGAATTCGCACCTGTCATGACCAAAACGCCGCCCGGGAACTCTTTTGACAACACGGTGTTGCCGGAATCTCTTGAGCGTGCAGGCTTCACCCGCGCTTTTAATTCCTTGGAATCTTCCAAAAGCGGATCAATACGCTGTTTGGAATTCCGTTTGGCCATCTCCACGGTTGGTGCCACCGCCATCATCGGGCCGGGTGCCATGTGAATGACGTAACCAATCCAGTTATTGCCAGCCTCGGTCCCGCCGATCTGGGCACCTTTCATGAAGACAACCCGTTGCGCCCGTTTATGGGGCGAGAGCTGATCCATGATTTCGCGTAAATACGGCGTGCGTTCTGTGCGCCAGCGACCGGGTTCGGCGGCAGCCTTGGGGGATAGAAAGCGATATTCATCCGACCATTCAGAAATGGTCATAAAGGCATCGGGCTTTAATCCTTCAAACCAAGCCTGTTCAAGTGTTTGCGATCCATCGTACAGCGATGCCGTGTCGAAAAGCATAGAGTGCTTTTTAGGCATCGCGCCGTCTTCCTTATTCTCTGAAGTTTGGTTTGATCCCTCCAAGTTCTTCCAAGTGTTCACGGACATAACGCTCCAACGTCACATGTAATTGGTGGGCATCGGTCTCGAGTTCTGCTGCCATTTGGCTTGAAATCCTTGCAGGCCATGTTTGCCATGCATCGCGTTCCTGACGCGCAAGCCGAAACACATGGGCAATGGCCTCACTGCGGTCGATAAGCTCACCTTTTAATTGCTTGAGGCGCACCCGGTTGGTTTGCGCCTTTAAAACCTCATTGGCGGTTTTGGCCTGCATGTAGGTCGTGCGGCCCGATGAAAACGGGGTGCCGCTTTCCTTCAAGGTTTCTTCAACCGCTTCCACCGCAGCCGCAGGTACTGGTTTGGTCTTTGCTGTCCGTTTTGTTTGCGGTTTAGCTGTGTTGGATGACCATTCCCGATCAGCGCGTTCAACATCAATGCTGCCATCAGGCTCAGCGGTAATGCGGCCTTGTTTCAGCGCCTTTCTGACGGCGGTATCGCTGACACCGCGCTGCCTTGCATATTCTCGGATCGATACGCCCATATTCTTCGATTAATCCCTTGAATTAACTTGATAAGCCTTGGCTTCCAAGCGTTCATGAACACACGGGCAAGCAAAGGAGCAACCATGACAAACAACATAAAACACACCCCAAAAGACCAAATACTGACGTGAGACGCGCCAAAGACGAGCTGCACCTTGAAACCCTTGAGACCCGCAAGAGCGATAGCCTCGATTTTCATGACTGCGCGGTCTGGTCCATCAAAGCCGCGCTTGAGGCTGCTTTATGAAGCGGGCCAACAATCTGCCACTAAAGGAGGTAAGTAATGAGTAAGACCACCAAACAAGCACAGATCATCGAAACGCTCAGCACCAAGGAAGGAGCCAGCATCGATGAGATGATGAAACTGACGAGCTGGCAAAAACATACGGTGCGCGGCGTTTTATCCCGAGTTATCAAAAAACTCGAAGGCTTTGAGCTGAGCTCAGAAAAACAAGACGCTGACCGCCGTTATTACCTTAAACCAACCGAGAAAAAGGAAACCCAAACCCAAACATGAGTAAGTACAATATGATTACTAAACCGATTTATTTTTTTTGGTGATAAAGAGTGTTGTAATCAAAACACCTATTGTACCAAGATTGATTGGTAACCATATCTCTCGACTAAGGTGAACGGGTAAAATTGGATTGTATAAAAGCGCCATTAAACCATAGATAACCAGATATGCTTTTGTTGAACCTTCCGAGTAAGCAATGAAGGCTATATAACCCGCTGCTATGGAAACAACAATTCTCAAAAGAGTGTAGTAACCATAAGGCAACGGTAATATTGCAATCAAAATAAATAATGACGGAACAATGAACCAAAGTTTATCTATATTTTTCATAACGCTTAAACTAGCAACCTTTCAAATTATTTACTCACACACGACTCCATCACCGTCACCGTCACGCATAAATCGATATGCCGGTTGTTTGCTGTGCACTGGAGCTATGCCATGTTTTTTTGCTTCCTTACAGGTTATGTGACCATTTTTGTTGTCGTCGTAAAGCAGGAGTGCATTGCCATCGTTTGTAGGAGCACCATTTACTTCTGATTTGATGTGATCGGACTGCTCATAAAAAATCATATCCGTTGATTCACACTCGGATAAAACGGCATCTATAGCATTAGCCTCCATACGATCAATGGTCAGAGCGTATTTCTGTCTAATTTCAACAATGCGCTGCGCAAACCAGCATTGATTTCTAGCAGGTAGCCATTCAGCAGCGTCTTTACCACATTTGCCTGTGGGTCCACATCGATTAACCTTCGGTGCCGCTAAAGTAAGGTTTAATAGATCACTTGCAAAATGTTTACGCGTTTGTGCATCTGCATTGCATAAGCCACTATCATGGGCCTCTGAAGTTGCTACAATATGCTCAATGTCAGTCTGTTTTTTACTAGTGGATTGCACGAGACAAATAGTCCCTGAATGTGCTCGTCTACGGCATGCAAACAAACCTTTCAATTTCGCCCGACCAGCGCACGCGGCTTGAAGCCATCGTGTCTCATCCTGCCACCTGTCA